AGTCAGCAAATGATGTAGAAGTTCCCAAAGTCCATGCTTGCAACTTTTGTGAATTATTTGTAGAGATAACTGTTTTGCCAAACTGAGTAAAACGAACCTTGTCGTTAGTTCCAGTTGTCATTCCAGTTTTAACTTGAGTGATAGCACCTACGCCACTTACTGTATAAATCTTAGTAGAACCAGCAGCAAATAATGCTGTATTGCCATCAGGCTGTTTGGCAGCATAGAGAGTTGTTAAGTCTTCAGCAGCATTGCTTGTAGAGAACGTAACTGGAGATGGGAATGGGCCATAACCGATAGCCTGAGAAACCACGTTCTTAGCATCAGTCAAAGCACCAGACACGCTAGGCTGGTCAGGCATCCACTCACCAAAAGTTAATTTTGTCGTAGCCATGTGTTACTTCCTTGCGCCTGAATTGTCCAATCGTTGTCATTAGCAGCAACTGGTGTCCATGTATTTGAATCTCTTGAAATCACAGTCCAAGTATTAGAGTCTCTAGTTACTGGTGTCCATGTGTTGTCATTCTCAACAACAGGTGACCAATTGTCACCAAGAACATGACCATCAGCAACAATCGTAGCAAACGCAGTAAATGCAACAGGGCCACCATATGTAGCATTAGCCTGTGCAGATACTTCAGCATTAGCCTCAATACTTACTACAGCATCTCTAACTCTAATTGCATCAGCAGTTACAGTTGCATTTGCATCAATACTTGCTGAAGCATTTTGCTCACGAATTGCAGATGCAGTTACTGTTGTATTACAAGTAATACTTGCAATACCTTCAGCAACAATACCGCCATTTGCAATAAATGTTGCAAAACCAGTAATTGAAGCTACACCATCTTTAATGATGCCACCAACAGCAGTTACATCAGCACTTGCTGTTACGCTTGCACTTGCAAATTGAACACGAATAGCGTCAGCAGTAACAGTTGCTATTGCATCAATTCCTACAGATGCGTTCTGTACTCTAGTACCTGCACAAGAAACTGAAGCAGAACATTCAATGCTTGCACTTGCGTACTGAACCCTTATAGCGTCTGCTGTTACAGTCGCTGAACTATCTACTGCCCCACTACCATACTGAACCCTAGTTGCATCGGCTGTAACGCTTGCAGAAGCAGTCACAGACGCATAAGCATCCCATAGGGTTACTGATGTTTCGTAAAGTGGACTATCAAGTGTGAGTGTTAAGTCATCAATGCTTGACTTTAATTGGTCAAGCGAGTCGAGAGTCCATGGAGGCAGTAAATCAGCCATCTCACGCTAAAGTAACGCTCAATGAACCAGCAGCAATGCGGAATACATCGCCTGTTGCAATAGTCTTAGATGCGTCTAGTGGTGTGTGATACAGCAAGTTTCCACCTGTAGATGCGTCACGAATACCAACATAAGCTACTGTTCCCCATGAGCCACCAGCTTGAGGAAACTCAATGGCAGCAGAGTTAGTAGAAGCACCATTGCTAGGCGCACCAAATGTAATTGACTGACGAGCATACGATGTTCCAGATACTTCTGTACCTGTGTCAGCGTCTGTTGGGTCAGATGTATAAAGTGCCAAATACACAGTTGTGGGTGCTGTGTATGTTGTTGCTCGCAATGTGCCGTTAATCAGCGCATTTTCGAGATAGTTACTCATTTCTGCCATAGTATCACCTTGGAGTTAGTTTCATTGCTAAAGGAACGCCAGAGTATTGACCTTCTTCGTCAGACTTGGCAAGAGAAGCGATTGCTCTGTCATACATAGTTCCCCATGTGTTGATTCGAGCATCGTTCATAAGGTAAGGCTCTGCTTCAATCAAAGAAGCATAGAGCAAAGCATCTGGTGCTGTAGTCAGGAATACGTTTGTTGTATTCGTGCTGGACAAATATGCTGGCGCAGCAAAGTACAACAATTTAACTGTATAAACAGCATCAGGAATTGGCGACATTTGAAAGTCGTTTGCCAAAATTGTGTAAGACTTTGGAACACCAACTTCTGATGCCCTTGGGTCATTAGACAACGATGATGGGCTGGAGTAGCTTAGCGGTGTAAGTGGATTCGTCACAACGACAAAATCACGCACTTGCAAAAAGTCACTAGGCAATTCAACAGTTGAATCATCTTTTACAGTTGCTGTTGTTACAGACTTTAGCATCTGACGAATACGCAATTCTCTGCGCAGACGATTCTCAGCAAATGTAATGAAATCTGGAATCTGGCTTGTCAAGTCAGACCGAGCCAAATAGTTGGCAATCGAAGTCTGTAAGTCAGAGTAAGTAGTCAAACTCATACAACTCCTGTCCGAGTTCTAAAAACTCTGTTATCACGCTCGTTTAACCAAGCCTTAAAACGTTTTTCATCAAGCACAGCAAAGCCACGCATGATGCCTTTAGCGTTTAAGTCATCAATCACAGTCATTGGAATCGATGCTACTTTATTGCCAAACAAATGGTCAGACCATCTTGCTCGCTCATCATAAGAATTAAATTCTTTCTGATTCTGCTCAAGAATAGCCGTAATGTCTTGTTTAGTCTCAATAATAATTCCACCATCACCATCTTTGTGAACGGCAGTATCTCGAAATTTGACAGGATTTTGCATAGCTTAATTCTAACAGTTTGGCTAGAAAAGAAAATGCCCCAGAGGATTAGTCTGAGGCATTTTTGAGTCACCTAGTGATTATGACAAGTCAGCAACAATGCCGTGTGCAGCTTCGTTCTTAACTTCCAATGTGAACTCAGCCAACAACTGTGTGCTTTCATTGTCGCCAGTTACAGCCAATTCGTTGGTCTGGAAAGGACGCAAGTAAGCAACAGCAGCCATTTCAGGGTCAAGCACGAAAGCCACATCATCAGCAGAGTTAGTGCTGTTCATGAAACGTGAGGGAACCACGCTCAGAGTGCCGAAATCTGACAGGTATACGTCTGCCGCGCCAATGATAGTTGTAGGAGCATTGGATGGGGCCATGTAACGCTGTGCAGCAATACCAGCAAAGCTAGAAACTGTCTGCTTGTGTGTAGGTGTAACCATCAAAATCTTGGGGTTGCCACCAGCGGTGTAAACGCTCTTAACAACAGATTGCAACATTGCTTCTGTGAAAGTGCGGTTTGTGCCGTTTGTACGAGCAGTTGTACCACCTGAACCAGCAACACCAGAAGTGCCACCAGAATAGTTGGTTGACAACCATGCTTGCATACCACCCAAAGCACGAGCAGTACTAGAGTTACCATTGGTAGCAACTTGGTTGCTCAACAATGTCAATTCCATGTCACGCTTGATTTCAGCAGAAGCCTTAGCCAATTGATAAGCCTTTTCAGACTTACGACCAGCTTTGTCAACAGCTTGCAAGGTGTTAGAAATCTTGATTGTCTTCTGTGAAATCTGGCAACGATTGCCAACACGAGAAGTGGGAGACATAGTAGCGTCAGATGCAGTAGCACCCTCAACTGCCACGTTCAGAGCCGCAGCAGCCAAGCTGTCGGTCTGCCACTCGTGATAAACAGCAGTAGCCTTTGTCTTGCCAACTGAAGACATGAAAGGTGTGTCTGTGGGGCTGATGTTATAGATAACGTCAGACAGGTCTTCACGCTGACCAATAGCGGTATATGTTTGATATGTAGCCATTTTAAAACTCCAAAATTAAAAGAATCGTTCAAATGCTTTGGCTGCGTCAGTAACTTTTCCAGTTTCACGCAATCTTTGCATTACCTGTTTATCTTGCGATGACTTTGTAGGAGGCGCAGAAGTTCCAGAACGCATCATCTTAGGAGCAGCTTGAAGTTTCTTGGTTACTTCTGGCTTACTCTTTTGAAGTTGCTCATACTTCATCGCTTTATACAAACTCACCACAGCACGAGAGTCATATACGGAACTGAGTTCTTGGTCAGTCCAGCCAACAGATTTCGCATAATCACGGATTTGTTTCCGAATCGCATCACCCTGTGGCGTAGCCAACTCAGGAATCAGACTAACTAGCTTCTCAGATTCTTGACGGAGATGGTTTTGCAGAGAGGCTTGTTGCTCGGCTTGTTGCTGTTGGGCAATGCGTTGCTGTTCGGCTCTAACTACTGCTAACTGTTTCTCACGCTGACTCTGTTCAGCTACCGCTACCGCATAACCGATAGGGTCTGTTTCCTTTAGAACATCTAAGTCCACACCCTGATTTTGCTGCGTAAGGAAGCTATCCAACGCTTGCAACTTCTGGGCATATGCCTGTCGCTCTTGTTTCACCTGCTCTAAATGAATACGCTCGGCTTCAACAGCCTTACGTTGTTCAGCTAAAGCCTGAGACTTTTTAGTGTAATCTACACCTTGCTGATAACCTTTGATGAGTTCTTCTTCGTCAACTTCAATCTCCTCACCAGCAGCCTTAACTTTATATTTAGGCTTTGGTTGCTCGATTTCTTCTTCCTCAGAATACTCGGCTTCAGCTTCATCAGACGCTTGTAGTTCTTCTGGTTGTTCCTCAGATTGGCCTTGTTCGGCTTCCTCAGAATCACCCATCAGTCCCATAAACGCTGAAGCGGCTTGGTTTACATCTAGGCTTTCACTCCCTTGTGGGTTGGTGTTTTCCATTTGTCATCTCAAAAATCGCCAGACACCTTCTGGACGGAGGCTAGGGAAAACCCTAGAGAATCTTCCATTTCTTCTCTTTAATCACAGTTTCCGAGGCCAAGCCTTCTAGGTGTCCTGTAATCAATTCAATAGACTTAATATGTCTATAAGCGTTCTCACGCCTATCAGATTCTTCTGCACTTGTGTTAATTATTACACTAATCTGCTCTTTTTTCAAATTATCTATGACTTCTTTGAAAAAGTCATCATTGAGTAAGTTTTTAGCCCATTGTGCGAGCAGGTACTTGTCCATATTGGTTTTGTATTCCTGAAATAATGTCGTTAATGCTCAAACTGCTAGCAGATGGCATACCTTGCTTGCTACCCAAAATACTCATCAAGTCGTTGTAACTCAGATTTGATGGTCTTGCGTATTGCACAGGCTCTGGCACTTTCCCATAGTTAGGGTCAAGGAACTTCTCCCATTGAGTACCAATCAGTAAGTTTCTATCACCAAAGTTAATCGGAGGCAATGGCGTAAATGGTGCAACACCAGTCTTAGGAGGAGTTTTCCATCCTTCTGGTACTGGCACAATCTCAAAACCAGTTGGTGTATTTGTGTTTGACAAAACACTACCTGCACCAAGCAAGCCAGCAGCAGTTAACCCAAGTTGAGCAACCTTTAATGG